TGGTTATCAAGAAAATGAAACTCCAAATCGTGTTTCAATGAGTTTTAATTCCTTTGCGGCTCAAGTCAATAATCTCTATCAGATTAAACCTCTTTAATCTTCTGGTATCTTTGGTTCTGCAAATGTACCAAAATAGTCAATATAGGACAGAAACCGATTGATGTTTGGTTCCTGTCCTAATGACTTACAACATTCAATATAAGAGTCATACTCTTCTGCAAGATCGGGGCCAAGTTCGATTGATACAACTCTCATCAATATAGATCCCGATCTCGATACGTTTGTGACTTATAGGTATCTGGTTGAGAGTAGATTGTCTCTCGATGAGTAATGTATTCAAGTTGGGAATAGAACTGAGGATAACACACTACAAGGCAACGATTGTTTCGATGTGGCGTACCATGTTCCAAATCTTCTTCTGGTTTTGGGATTACGCGAATCTCAATCGTAATGTACTCACTCCCTACAAAATAAACCCAGCCTTCTACACTATGATTACCTTTGTTCCACTTGACATAATCATTCAGTCGTGGTTTGTACTTTACTGTGGGTTGCATATGATCAGAGCAGTGTAGGGATCTGGTTGTGTGCAGAAGTATTGTGGTGGTGGTTCTGGTATCTTTGAAAGAGTAACCAGAGCAATCACCACCTGAATAAACGGCAATACAAATACTACTTTATCTCTCATTTTGGGATTTGAAATTAGGGATACTCATTTGTTAAAACTCTCCTGAAACTCTTTCCAATTTTTGTCTAATTGACTATCCATATAACCCCATACGCCGTGTTCAAATCCATCAACACCAGCGACTTCAATCTCATCTTGAATGAGACGACGGAGCATTGTAATTTGTTCGTCAGTCATGATACTCCGTTTGCACTATCTTCAAATCTGCACCAGTTACGGCCAGCAATATCAAATGTAAATCCTAACTTACCAATAGAAAGTAGGAATGAGAATAGTCTACCATATCCTACCGTGATTTGGAGATAAGGAAACTCAATCCAATTACCATACTCACCAATATCAAAAGCCACCTGAAGTAGGGAATATTTCTTTGTAGCAAGGATCGTCATATAATACTCCTTACCAAAATCTTCAAGACAGTTGAATTGAATGAGTTTCATTGAGGTTGACCCTTGATAGTATTTCTAAATTAGCAGAAATCCAGGACGGACACTGATAGTGTTCTTTGCACTGGTGGCCGCATGGAGGTGTATGCTGTGGTTGGCCATGATACCTCATCTCCTGGTTTTTGTGAATTGATTGGTGCATGTATCTTGTTTGTCTTGCGATTGACAAATCCCCAAATGCACTTAACCTCTTCATTTGTATAACTCCACTTGGATTGTGAAATTAACCAGATGGCATCAAAGGTCCTGTTGAAGGGCGTCTTTGAGTACAGCCAATTCTTCGGTGGTTTGGAGAGCAACTTGGCGTCGAAGTTCATACTTAATGTGACTCAAATGACGGTGCAACATGGACTGGTAAGGATTGTCAACCAACAACACTTCCAGTTCTTCAACCTTAGTCAGGGCCTCTTGCAATTCAGCATATTGTTCTTTTCGTTCTTCCTCTTCATAAAACTCTTTGATTGATTCGTACATGTAATCGTCCATGTCAGTCATAGGAACTCTGCAACGTAGTAATCAACAGTGACTTCAAGTCGGGCGGCTTCCTCTTCGATACCTTCCCAGAAGGCGTGAATCATGTCGTCCACTTGTTTCTGTTCTTCAGGTGATAGTTTATCAGACTTCATTGGCTTCAGGCAAGAGATCAATCAAGGTTTCTTCATCATAGAGATCTTTAATCTCTTCTAGCATCTCATCCTCAGAGGCATCCTGGTAAGAATCGAGCAACAGATCAAAGGCCATCTGACACAGAGAATCCATGTCCATACCATCAATAATCATATTGATGTAGTTCTCTTTGAGTTGTTGGAGATCAGACTCATTCATGGTGACAGTCATGCAACGTTGCGGAAGTTCTTGATGATGATGTAGAGAAGGATCGTGAAACAGATCCAGACAATGAAAGTAGTCATCAGCAGGCCATCGGAGAGTAATCAGAACCTTGGTATGCTTCCAGGTTGAAGTCAGTAACCTCAGCACCGTTAGCAATGTACTGGTTCACATCATAAACCATGTCGGACTTGGTAATGGTAGCAAAAGTGACCATCTCAGTTTCAGCACCAGGGTGCCAGGTCACGCGACGAACAAAACCCTTACCAGCGGAGGTCAGAGGGTAATAATCGACTTGCTTGGCGGAGTTGGTGATTTGCATTGGGGTGTTCCCTTGATTACTTGGCTAGTATAGACTGGATTGGGGGTCTGTGATCAGATGGTGGACAGCCCACCGACCGTCACACGGCGGAGACGGTGTAACGCTTGTGAGGAACCTGATAGTATTTCAGTTCCTCAGCGATGCGTTGAACCAGATTCTCCATCTGACGATCGCGGCCACGGAGAGACTTGGTTGCCTTCAGTTGGCGACGCTCAGTGATGGTAACCACGTCACCGTTGGGTTCGATGCGGTCAACTTCGATCTGATAGACGTTCATCGGTGGTGTTCCTCTCAACATGGCCAATATACCCGATCTGGCGGGGTCAGGCGAGATCAGTGGCCAGTTTCCTCAACTGGCCCCTCCTCCAGGTTGTCGCGGAGAATTGATGATACGTTGTCCACCACATTCAGAGTAGACAGAGTGGCAGAAGCTACCTTCTTACCAAACTCATTCTCCACCCAGGCATTGCGGAAGAAAGTGAACACGCCCACCACAAAGCCACAAATGGTTGCAAGATAGTACATGGCCAATTTGTATTGTTGGGATTGAATCAGTTGGTTGTAGTAATTCATGGTTTCAGAATACGTTGGTCCAGGAGTTGTGTTGAGCTTTGGTAATTCTACCCTCTGCAAGTAGATTGTCACACACATTGCAGAAGACTTCAAACTTTTCAGATCTGGTGAGAGTGATACCCTTGGAAGTCTCACCGATCACTTTGAGAACGTTAGTTTTGAGCATTTCAGTTAAGAACGTTACGGTAATCAATGGCTTTGACGCACCAACCAGATGCAGATGTGATCTCCTCAACTAGATCGTCACCATCTTCAGCTTCCCAGAAGGTGCCAATATAGTCACCATACACATCATCCATTTCTTCTTCTGTGATGGGGTGCAATGCATCATCAAAGTCAAACTCGATTGCAGTAACTTGAAATTGCATCAGAAGAGTTGCAGTTGAGTGAATTGCAGATGATCGTCGCAAGAGTCATCCTCTTGCAGATCAATCATATCAGTGTCGGTGTGAGTGAGGAGTTTGTCGAAAAGAAAATTAACAAACTCGCGGTCTTCTTGAGTAATCATTTTCCGAACATTTCAGTGTAGAGATCGAGATCCTGATTCTTATACTTTTCGTTGTTCAACCAGATCTCCTGTTCGATCCAAGCGACCTGGGCACGAGCCTTGAGCAGTTGCTCGCGGAGTTCGTAGTTGCGTTGGTTCCGTTCGGTGATGGTCATCGGTGTCCCTCTCAACATGGCCAATATACCCTGCCCAGAGCCCCCTGGCACGTCCTGTGGCCAGTTTGGTCAACCGTCCACCCTAGTTATAGTGATAGGCCCTATGATTGTCCCCAGTGTTGTACTATCAGAGACTTGAAATGGCCTATCACACCATAAAACAGTGAACTGGCGCGTCCAACCAACCGCCCACCATGACCCATTGACCTGGCGTCCACAACACCCATTAGATTTGATCGCATTTTGCAAAATGTTAGGATGTTTGATGATCTTTGCGTCGGCAACTGCTAAAAACCCACAATCTACACTATATTTTGAACCCCACTTATCGGTATAATTGCCATTCTCTAGTGGAAGAGTTGTAGTTGGTTCAACACCATCATCCAAGAGATACTTTGGATCACCAATTACATATGTCGATGGAGGAAGAGTGATCTTCATATAAAATTAAAAGCAACAGTAACTCTTGGATCTTTATTCTTACCAATGGGAACCATATGGGGTAAGTATGATGGGAACACAATTAAATCTCTCTCACATGCGTGATACTTTGAGCTGGAACAGGTATGTGGTGTTCCTTTTATCACTCCAGGATAATTCTCAAGTAACAATGGATTAGAGAACACAACTGGTGAAGATCCATCAGGAACTTTCACGACATAAATTGCACTCAACCGATTGGGTAAGTGATTATGCCTTTCCTGATATTGTGAACCAACGTATGTATTGTACCAAACAGAATCGAGTTGCAATCTATGATTAGACTGATATACTTCTCTTTGATATGAGATGACAAAATTGGCCACCTTTGTTGATAGAGTTGACATAACTTCATTCGACACACAGAAGTCTGTACCGAAGGAATTGTCTGGTGAATTATCACCACTGACCCAAACAGAACCACCATTTCCACTGATGTTACTTGACATGATCTGTTCATAAATCATGTCATTTTCCTCCGACGTGATGAAATTATCACATGTAGAGACCAGACTTACGAATAGTGGATTATGATTCATTTCGATCTCTTTTCAATAAACTTTTTTGCAGTATCAACCGTTCTGCATTTTTTTAGTTGAACACATGCATCACCATCAGGGCCAAGCACCATATACTGACTACTGCCAATAATGGGTACTATTGCATACTCTCCATTCTTTCCGTAATAACATCCAGGATGGGTATTGTCGAAGATACCTGGCATTGGAAACTTCTTCATTCGAATACAGGAAGAACTGGTGGATTGAACTCGTCACGAACAGCTTTCATGACATCTTTAGGAACTCCATAATAACCCATGTGCATCCACACGCAGTCAATATAACGCAGGTCTTCACGATCTGCATCTAATGTAAAAGTATCGCAATAATAAAGAATATCTTGTGGAACCTCAATCTTTTTCCAAGTGATAGGTTCTTCAATAAAGAATGGGACTGTCATCAGAATCGTTCTGGGATTTCTTTGTAAGAGTATCCATCAGCTTTAATGTCTGACTTGTTTCTTTCAGTGTCCCAATAGTGTTTAGATTTCTCATACTCTGCATCGATTTGAGCTCGTTTGTTGTAATACTCAGCTTCCCTGAGATTATACTCTTGTTGCAATGGTCGATGACCACTCACAACTTTCATAAGAGTTTGAGCATTCTCCTTCTGTTTCCCGTGATAGTCAATCAGGTCCTGAATTGCAGTGCGGAGATCTTCAAAGAAAGCATCAACCTCACCGTCTTGCATATACTCATCTACACTATCTTGTAGACGGGATGCACGTTGTTTGTTGAACTCTTTCTTCCAATACTCATCAGAGTTCTTGATCACTGGAGCACCTTCAGTAGTTTCAGTTTCTTTCAGTTTCATGATACTAGGAATTTGCGTTCGTATTCTAGAAGATCCTTAGGAGCAGGGATCTCATTGTCATAATATCTTACTGCATCTTTCCAACGATGTCCAGTCTTCTTGTACAGTTTGATGTCAAGATGTTTGTATTTAAGGTTAGTTGGTACATAAACTTTGTAGTCTGTACCGTTGTTCTCAGTCAGGAGGCTGAGTCGTTTGTTCTCATCTTTGGTGACTGTGATGGTAGAACATGCCAACCAAAACAACCACTCAAAGTTATCATAATCATCCAGATACCTGTCTGGATTGTCCATAATCATCCGACCAATGAATTGTGGAGACAAACAATGATCGTGAGTGCGTTGTTTAGGATTGTTCAGTGCATCTTCACTGATCAGGCCCATATGGTTGACCTGAGCACAATCAAACACACCAATGTAGAACATACGGGTGATAGGCCTGAAGTAATCAGGTTCACCCCAGTTCTCAATGTTTGCACGGAGAGCGTAGTAAGTTGTCTCGCAGTAGGCCTTCCAGGGTTTCATTTGGGAGATTGGAGGTAGGTTTCACTATACGCTAAAGGATACAGTTCATCCAGTATCTCACCCAACTCTTGATACAATTCTTTGTAACACCCGATAGACCCTGGGTGACTCATCTGGTACTTTCGAACAGCCGTGTAGACCAGTTTCCATTGATGATGATTAAGATTCATTGTTCAGTCCTCAGTTTCCGTAGAGATAACCACCAGCCCAGTCACAATTCTCCAACACAAACTCACGTTCTTCGATCACTCGCAGATCGAAACGAACACCCTTCGCAGGGGCTTTCCATGATGCAGACTTGTAGACTTCACCAGTGTTCTTGTCAACGAAACAGTGAACGCTACGAGAACCACTACCGTCCATCACAATCTTGTGGTACTTACGACCACTCTCAATGCAGAAGTCATACCCATCACGACCATACTTACGGATGAAATCGTGACGAAGAGCTTCACACAGAAGTTGGCACCACTTGTGAACGTTTTGTTGGATGGTCTCTTGGGCTTGTTGTTGGATGGTGGTGGTCATGGGGTGATCCCTCTCAACATGGCCAATATACCCGATCCAACCGACCATGGCGACAGTGGTGTGCAGCCCAAAAACTGGCCTAAATATCCTCAGATATTGATCTTTTGTACTATGGCTGATGATGAACAGTATGGATTACAATATATCAACCCAACTGTATTCTGGGTGTATAATATAGGAAAGTTTGACTTTAATGGTCTGGAAGAAAAATGTCAACCGTATGATGAAAACGAATGGGCTTGTATATTAAACACATCAAGAAAGACAGAGTATGATTGGAAACCTTTCATAGAGTACATAAAACCATTTTTTGGCCACAAATATCTACCACATGTGGAAAAAAATATTGAAGTGCGATTCGCTATGCCGTGGATGAACATTTATACAAAAGGTTGTTATCAAGAATCACATAATCATTTAAGGGGGAGAACTTCACTCGCATACTGTTACTTTCACAAAATACCTAAAGATAAGGGTGCAGCAAAATTCGGATTCCACAATGAGATGCATAGATTGTATGTCAACACGATAGGAGAAATGAACTTACCCGATTGTGCCGAATGGTGGTATCCAGACTTTAATGAAGGCGACCTAGTTATTTTTCCGGCCTCCCTAACACATCATGTTACTCTACACAAAATAGATGATGAAAGAATTACAGTTTCTGGAAATGTAGGACTGTTTTCTAAATCGATTGATGAGGTATATTAAACCGCCTCAAATACTGCCATATTATAATCTGGCATATCATCATTGGATCCACCACCGTCCATGTCAAAGGTACAAATTACAGTGTTGCTAGAATTTTGTCGTCCCGTAACGGCAAATCCATCTTGTGATTCGTTTGTACTGAAGTTTGTCCTTGCACTACCAGCTAACAATGCAACTGAATATCCATAAACACTCCCTACTGATATACTATGATTTACTCTGAACCAACCAGTTCCTAAGTCTGAAATACTAGAGACTCTGTGACCTCTACGAATACCTGGCGAACCTTGACCATTAAAGTTACACCATGTTTTAGCACGACCAGCAAAAATGTCATTCGTATCGTTATAGTAACTTCCTGGGAGTGATCTAATTGATCCAGTAATAACAGTCATAAGTCCTAATTAGTAATTTGTACCATTCGAAAAGATGACAAATGAGATATATGGTGGGTCATAGTTGCCAACTGTACCACTATCAACGTCAGCAGAAAATATGTGAAATTGATTATTATTTTGTTGACCACCAAGTTGAATCTCGTCATCGGCGCCGGCGCCAGGGGTAGGCCAACTAGTTCTAGTATTACCCACTTGTGCTATGCCACACCACCCAGAAGGGCCCATACTTTGACCTATATTAACTCTATATCGACCTCTACCTAAGTCACTTACACTTGAAGCTCTAAATGATCTTCTAAATCCAATTCCACCTTGGCCATTAAAATCCCCCCAAGATTTAGATCTTCCATACCACATGTCATCAGATGGCGTGGAATATTGTGGTCTTCCAGGAGCGTAATAATTGTTTGACTTTACTGACATCGGTCTTAATTTATATCATTAGTGAACATTGCATATGAAACATACACAGGATCGGAGTTTGTTATACCACTGTCAATGTCCATCTCGAACAAATAAAAACTACTTGTGTTTTTTTGACCTGTTACAAGCACATGGTCCTCGGCCTGTGGAACAGCGGGAACTCTACTTGTCCTATTATGACCACAACTTGCAACGATATCATATGCATTTGATAAATTTCCACCCCAATTCACTCTATATCGACCAGTACCTAAGTCACTTACACTTGCAATTCTAAATCCTCTACGGACCCCAATTCCACCTTGGCCATTAAAGTTTGCCCAACTTTTACAACGACCATTCCAGACATCAGAAACAGCACTGGGAAGACTACCAGGAAGACTAGCTAAGTTGTTTGAATACAGTGACATATTTATTCTGTTGGTTCTGTTGGTCTAATATAAATGTTTTCACCTTCATACCGATCTAATGGGCTTGGTCCTAAAAGATCTTCAGGCCAATGTGATTTCAATTCCGCAGTAAATCCACAACAGTCATGACAGGAACAAGAACACTCAATATGATCAACATCATTCACACAATCTCTCAACGTTTGTTTTTCCGCAACAACACGTTGTTGAGTCTCGGTGTCACCGGCTTCCAACGCCTTCATGTATTGAACATCTTTCTCAGCTAAGAGTTTATTCCTTACTCTGCGAAGATGTCTTTTATGTTCTTCCTTAGCTAATTCTACGTTAATTCCAATGTGAGCCATTTTTAGTCCTCCTCAAAAGTCCAAGCATTTCTGTATGTTCTATCCGTAGGAATATCCTCAACATCAACTATAGCATATGGAGCACCCTCAGGAACATCCATTTCAATTAGTATGTCAAGAGATTGACACTCTGGACTAGGGCAGATGATCCCAAGAACACCATTTTCCTGTGGATAGATTATACGTTTGTAATAAACGTCTGGATTTATAAGTGGTTGTCCATCTGGAGATTGTAGTTCTTCAGGTGGCGTAGGTTCCAGAGGCATGACAATTTTGTTTAGACTGAAATTATTTATTCAGGTTTTACTGGCCAATCAACATTACCAACCAATGTTGGATGACTTGGATCAAAAGTTGCTTCACTATTTGTAATGTCCCTCAAAGCCTGACGATAGGTTCTCCACTCTTCAGGAATAGGTTCACCAAGTTCAGAGTATTTTGTGACAACCCAATCAGTTTCATACAACAACATATCTCGTTGTCTTCTCAAATAATAGTCAACGTTTTCTTGTTCCAATACAAGAATTTCTGCATCAATTTCTTCTTGTGTTGGTGGGGATTGTTCATTAGTGGGATCCCACTGTAAGTTTTCTACACACTCTTCACCAACGATGCCCCAAGCACATCCAGGTCGCAACCTAGTTAAGGCACCAGATAATTGTGGCCAGGGTGGTCTGCCTGCTTTATCTACCACAAAACCTAATTTAGCAGTCATTTAATTAACTCCAAGTTTAAAATTGGACATATGATATCTATGTATGATGATAAATCAGATAACTCTACAGATTTCATACAAGTCGATCGCAGATGTCATACGTTCACGAGTATTAATATTACTATCATTCTGAGTTCTATTTAAGTAAATTGGAGAGCCTGTTCCATTTTGCTGTCTAATTGTCAACTCATAAGTTAATGCTTGATTGGACTGAGGTAGATCGTAAAACCAAAAGTCACAACTTTCTGGTGTGGTAGAGAAGTTTGTAGCTCCGACAACATAACTAGCTCTACCAACGGCAAGACCATAATTCTGACTACTTTGAGGAGTATAAAACCCAAGGTCGCCTCTACCAGGATTTGTGATTATGGTTCCGTTACGTTTGACTCCAAATGTAGTGTTCCACGACTCCGCAACTTCACCACACCACCTCACATAAATTAAGACACCATTGTTTGTACTTGTTGGTGTAATTGTTGCAGCCAACAAACTGGATGGAAACTGGTTCCAAGTACTCCCAGCTGCGGTGTAGGATGATGTTGCACCAGTGTACTTATGAACATAACGGACGACACCACCACCGCCACTTTCGGTGATATTTAAAGCACTTGAAGTGGTGATATTGGTCAGTGATGGCCTAATACCAGATGATGCAATAACGTTATCGCTATTAAATTGAGTTGCCATAGTTAATTAACTTGAAATTTCCCAGACTTGCATCCATGACATAGCTCTTTCATGTTCAACTGTAGTACCTTCTGCCTGAGTTCTATTGATGTATATATTTGGTTCTGCGACACTACTATTCATGTATAAAGTATATGTCATAGGAGAAGTGCTGAAAGTGAGATCTTGAACCCAGAATGTTACTGTTTCTAGAGTCTGATCATTATTTTGGGTATTGCCACCATGAGATGTTGCTGGAGGTGCTGTTCCAGCAAGACGATTGCCAGGAGACGGAGAACTCTCAACACCACCAAATCCCTCCTTTACAAAGAAATTCTTATTATATGGATCATCAATCTCAAAACAGAGTTGAACTCCAATCAACAACTTATGTCCGCTGGCTACTGGTGTATGAGTGATGGAGAAACCAACAGACGCCAGTGAATTTTCCCCAGCAGAAACTAATCCATATGTGGCCACATCACAAATTTCTTTATAAGTAGCCTTTACAATTCCACCATCTGCAAATCCATCAACTGTAATATTGTTAGTATATAAAGTAGTTGAGTCTAATGTTGACATAATACTAACTAGAAAATTCGAACAAAATTACTTGAGATATCAGCCTTTCTCGCCCACTGCTGTTACTGTCGCCTGAACATCTATTTGTATAAACGGTTCTGTTCGCCGTACCATTTTTAAAAGCGGGGCCATATTCAACATAATTACCACCAGAAGCATTATGACCCCTATCAATATACCAACAAGCACATTGTTCTGGAGTGCTACCAGTATCAGTTCCTGCAGGAGGTATGGCACTATGAGAACTGATGACTGGCGATATGCAAGAAGTTCTATTCCCATCACCGTTAATACTACTATTTCTGTTTAATAGTGTAGCGGTAGTATAATCGCCATTGTAGGTTCTTCTGATCGCCATTGCATTACTTGCTTGCCCTGACCATTCACCACACCATCTCACATAAATTATAATTTTATTTGATGTAGATCTTGGATATATTCTACAAGTATAACTGGTGAGAGTATTATTATTGTTTTGATCGGGCCACCACCAAACATTCTTTAAAATTGAATGTGAAGATGGTTGTGCAAAACATCTTTGTTGTACTTGAACTAGACCGCCTAACGAGTAAGTGGCACTGTGTCCAGGTGTACCCGAAAGGGATGGTGAAAACCCAATCGGGAAGATTTTATCAACGGAACGGTATATAGCGTCACTGAACTCTGCCACAATAACACACAAAAAGTCTGTGATTTATTTATATCAAAAGACCATGGCCTCCTCTACAGAAAAAGAGTCGGTTCCCATCACCTTCGCAAGAAGATCATTACCATCATAGATGAAAGTATTCTTACCTTTTTGTCGGAAAGAAACATCATCGGGAACATAACCAAATCCAAAAGAGTCATTGATAGAACTAAAGTCCATAACTTTCATAGCACCTTTTCCTTTCTCTAACATGAAGGTATCGTTACCTTCACCACCCCAGACTTTATCGTTTCCAGTACCACCGAACAGAACATCATTGCCACTGCCACCGTATAGTTTATCATTACCAGTTCCGCCGAAGAGTTTATCAACACCAGAACCACCATAAAGTTTATCTCTACCTACACCACCAAAGATGTCATCATTGCCACCATGGCCGTAGAGACGATCATTACCCTTCTCACCAAAGAGTTCATTTCGGGTATCATTACCCCACACTCGATCGTTACCCCTACCAGCACGAACATTCTCGACACCAGTGATAATATCTCGACCATCTCTGGTGTTTTGAGATTCAGTGATTCGTAGGTCTACACGATTACTCTTCTTACTGAATACTGCGGTGTCAACACCTTCTCCACCATAAAGAACATCGTTTCCACGTCCACCTTCAAGGGTATCATGGCCATCATAACCATAAAGAATGTCATCGCCTCTACCACCGTTAATGTAATCATTGGTGGAGTAACCTTGTAGGGTTTCGGAATAACGAGATCCAGTAACTTGTTCCACAGGATCATCCTCAACACCCCAGAGGTATTGTAGTGCTTGAATATCTGCAGCAGTGAACCATTGAGCCCAACCATCTGC